ACTTGCCGCTGTTGATGTTGGTGATATACCTTGATTTCCATTAGTGGGAGAATATAATCTAACAAATCCTTGAAAATAATTAATATCATTCCCAGTAACGCCTGAATATATAATGCCTTGATTATTACTTATTGTTCCAGTTAAATATCCCCACCAACTTATAGTAAAATTACCAGTCAACGCTATAGCAGAAGCCAAAGTAACATATTTGGATGTGTCGAATACTAAGCCCCCTCCATTAGAAGAAGTATATATTGGGCTTCCTACTAACGTGCCGTTGTTGCCAGCACTACTTAAATCGGTCCAAGTTGATCCCGAACCTGAATAACTAGTTGTTTGCCCAGCA